CGTCTGCGCTACGATCCTGACTATCGTAAACGCTCGGCAATTTAGGGGCATTGGGGTTAGGGACTTCTTCTTCGGGGGCTGTTTCCGGTTCAGTTTTGCCAATGCCGATGGCTACAAGTTCCAGAGGGGCTTCCAGAGCATCAGCAAGCTTACGCAGAACATCAATGCGCGGGATAGACTGGTTGTTTTCAATGCGGAAAATTGTGTTTTTGCTGACGCCGCTTTTTTCCGCCAGTTTTTGTAGGGAGATACCCTCCAGATTGCGGACAACCTTGAGCATATTACCCTCTCTCCAGC